CAACAAGATTATTCAATCTTTACGGTTATTGATGTAACAGAAGCACCATATAAAATTGTGGCTAAATATAGGAGTAACGAAGTATCACCATATTTATTCCCTGATATTATATATAAAGTTGGTAGTGATTATAATGAATGTTATGTTCTACTTGAAATCAATGACATTGGGTATGAGATTGCACACACGTTGTATAACGACCTAGAGTACACCAATGTGATGATGTGTGTGTTCAAGGGTAGGAATGGTCAACAGATAAGCCAAGGCTTTGGAAAGGGTGTTACATTAGGTGTAAAGACAACAGCACAAGTCAAGCGTGTTGGTTGTAAGATTATTAAAACCCTGATTGAAAAAGAACAGATTATAATAGAAGACCTAGATATTATATCTGAATTGTCCACTTTTGTTGTTAAAGCGGGTTCGTATGCCGCAGACGAAGGGTATCATGATGATTTGGTAATGTGTTTGGTCTTGTTTGCATGGATGACCACACAAAAATTCTTCAAGGAATTGACTAATGTAAACATGAGAAAGGTGCTACACAAAGACCAGATTAGTGCTGTTGAAGATGCCTTAACTCCATTTGGTTTCATTGATAATGGAATGAATAAAGCAGAACCAGAGAATCTTGGCAGTGGTGATGCATGGTTTATGCGGGATGATGACGAAGATGATTTTAGAGAATCACCAGATGGTATGTATTCTATGTGTGGTTATTAAGCTAAATATTCAAAAGTATAAATATTAATGAATTAAACAAAAATTTTAAATAAAGGAGAACATATATGGCTTTTCAATTAAGTCCCGGAGTTCTTGTAACAGAAAAAGATTTGACGAATATAGTACCAGCAGTAGCGACTAGTGAAGCTGGTATGGTTGGATTATTTAATTGGGGACCATGTGATGAAATTACAGTATTATCGAATGAGGAAGAATTAAGAACAACTTTTGGTGTTCCTGATACACAAACATATCCTTACTTCTTTACTGCACAAAGTTTCTTGGCATATGGTAATCATTTAAAGACGGTTCGTGCCGTACCATCCACTGATGTTAATGCTTCTGTTCAAAGTCCTAGGCAAATAAAAAATCAAGCTGGCATAGATGCACTTGCCGCCTCAGATGCAACATCACAATTTGTTGCAAAATATCCGGGTGTACTTGGTAATAGTCTTCAAGTTGTTGTAATGGATTATAGTTCATGGGATACAGCAAGTGATACTACTGCATATCAAGCCAATTTTAATACTGCTCCATCAACATCTACATTTGCATCGAATTTAGATGGTAGTAATGATGAAATTCATGTATTAGTAATTGATGAAGATGGTGCATTCACAGGAACATCGGGAACTGTTTTGGAAAAATTTGAATATGTTTCTAAGGCAACTAATACAATTGGTACAGATGGCGTTTCAATATACTATAAAGATTATATCAATGCTAACAGTGCATATATAATTTGTACTGGTCAACCAGATAGTACATCTGGTGCAACTATGAACTGGGATAATGTTGCAGATGGAACAGTGTTTGATGCATTGTCATCGAGTGCCCCTGTTGCTGGTTATAATGTTTCATTGTCTGGTGCAGTTAATGCTAATGATTCAACAGCAGGATTATCTACATCACTTGAACTATATGCAAATACAGAAGAAGTTGATGTATCATTATTCTTAGCTGGTCCTGCAACTAATGCATTTGCATCAGAAATAATTGATATGGCACTCACAAGAAAAGATTGTGTTGCATTTGTATCACCATTGTTGTCTGATGTTAGTAGTGCAACTGCTAGTCAATCAACTAAAGCAACTGCTGTTGTAGCATCAAAAACTGCAATCGCACGAAGTTCGTCATACTATGTAATGGATTCTGGTTGGAAACAACAGTACGATAAGTATAATGATGTCAATCGTTGGATACCTCTTAATGGTGATATTGCTGGTCTTTGTGCCAGAACAGATTTGACTAATGATGCATGGTGGAGTCCTGCTGGATATAATCGTGGTAAGATTAAGAACACAATCAAACTTGCATTCAATCCAACAAAGACTTCACGAGATACGTTATACAAAAATGGTATCAATCCAGTTATAACAGAAGCTGGTGAAGGTCATGTGCTTCTTGGTGATAAAACTGGGTTAAGTAAACCATCAAGCTTTGATAGAATCAATGTTCGTAGATTGTTTATTGTTCTTGAAAAGGCAATAGCAACTGCCGCTAAATATCAGTTGTTTGAATTTAACGATGAATTCACACGAGCGTTATTTGTTAATATGGTTTCGCCGTTCTTACGTGATATACAGGGTAGACAAGGTATAATAGCATTTAAAGTTGTTTGTGACACATCAAATAATACTGATACTGTTATAAATAGAAATGATTTTGTTGCTGACATTTACATTAATCCTGCACGTTCGATTAATACTATTCAACTTAATTTTGTTGCTACAAATAACATTGTAAACTTTGAAGAAAGTGTAGTTGTTTAATAACAACAGAAAGTAAAAGGAGAACATAAAAAATGTCTTTAAACATAAACGATTTTAAAAATAAACTTCCGGGTGGAGGCGCAAGACCTAACTTATTCAAGGTACAACTTTATATGCCCGGTGGTACAAATCTTTCTTTCTTAGCGAAGGCATCATCTTTACCAAGTTCAAATCTTGGTTTGGTTGAAGTGCCTTACATGGGTAGACAGATTAAACTTGCTGGTGATAGAACATTTGAAGAATGGTCTATAATAGTTCTTAATGATACTAACTTTGAATTGAGAAATTCTTTTGAAGAATGGTCAAATAGGATTAATCAACATGGTTCAAATGAAGGTGATACAAATTACTTCTATGATGGTGATGTATTCCAACTGGACAGGTTTGGTAAAAGTGTAAAACAATATCACTTCGTTGACACATGGCCTTCAGTAATTAGTTCTATTGAATTGGCACATGACCAAAACGATGCTATTGAAGAATTTACTGTTACACTACAATATCAATACTGGACATCAGGTAACGTACAATAAGTTTTTGACACAAAAGGATAATTATGAGTTTTGAAATTTTTGGCAGAGAAATAAGCTTTGGGAAGATTGGTAAGAAAACTCCCAAAGCAAATGATATAGAAAAAGTACCAGAGTCTTTTTCTGCGCCTAAAGACACTGGTGCAGATACGGAGATAGTAGTACATGCAGGACATACTGGTGCCGCCGCATATGCCACATATTTAGATTTTGATATGCAAGCAAGTTCTGATTTGGTATTAATAAATCAGTATAGACGTATTGCACAACAACAAGAATGTGAATCTGCAATTGATGATATTGTGAATGATGCAATTGTTATTGAAGTTAATAAAGCTCCTGTATCAGTAAATTTAGATAAATCAGATTTGTCCGAAACTCTAAAGAAGAAAATTGGTATTGAGTTTGAATATATATTAAACCTTTTAGATTTTGATACATATGGCACTGACATATTTCGACAATGGTATATTGATGGTAGAATTTATTATCATCAGATAGTAGATGAAACTAATATGGAAAAAGGTCTTATTGAATTGAGACCCATTGATTCCAGAAAAATTAAAAAAATTCGTGAAATTATAAAACAACCAAAAGATGTTTCTGGTGTTGAAGTTGTAACTGGTATCAATGAATATTACATTTACAAAGATTTAAATTTAACCAAAAAGAATGTAGAAACATTAGAAGAAACTCTCAAGATACCAACTGAATATATTGCATATAATAATTCTGGTAAACGTGATGTACTATCTAATAAGGTTATTGGATATTTGCATAAAGCAATCAAGCCAATGAACCAATTGAGAATGATTGAAGATGCAGTTGTTATTTATAGAATAACAAGGGCACCAGAACGTAGAGTTTTTTATATTGATGTAGGCAATCTACCCAAGATAAAAGCAGAACAATACATCGAAGACATTATGAATCGTTATAGAAATAAAATGGTTTATGATGCAAGTACTGGTGAGATTAAAACTGACCACAAACATATGGCAATGCTAGAAGATTTTTGGTTGCCACGTAGAGAAGGTGGTAAGGGTACAGAAATATCTACACTACCCGGTGGTTCAAATCTATCTGAAATGGATGACGTACAATACTTCCAGAAAAAGTTATATCGTTCGCTGTCTGTACCAGTGTCAAGATTAGAAGCAGAAAGTGGATTCAATCTTGGTCGTAGTTCTGAAATAACTAGAGATGAAATGAAATTTTCAAAGTTTATTAATACATTGCAAATTAAATTTTCTATCTTGTTTAAAGAATTGCTCAAGACTCAATTGGTTATCAAGAATATATTTACAGAAGATGATTGGGAAAAATATAAAAATGATTTTCATTTTGTATATCTAAAAAATTCGTATTTTGAAGAATTAAAGAACACAGAAATCCTTAATAATAGAATGGAAGCATTGAGTAATATTGATGAGTATGTAAAAGAAGGTCGATATTATTCAGAAGATTGGGTAAAGAAACATGTACTCATGCAAAGTGAAGAAGAAATAAATCAGATAAATACAGATATAAAGAAACAAGAACCCATTGAAGACACTGAAGGAGATAATAAAGATGAGTAAAGAACATATAACAAATATGATAGCGGCAGTAAAAGAGGGAAATGTAAATGTATTTCAGAAGAATTTTAATAATCAAGCCACAGAAAATATTGGTAAAGGTATTGAAGTACGAAAAGAAACAATAGCCGGTGCAATGTTTAAAGACACAAAGGAATAATGTATGTCAACAGATAGATACGTACAACATATATCAGATGAAATAGCAAAAGGGTTATATGAAGCCACTAAAGAAATGGTTACTGCTTCATTCAAATCAACTGGTGATGCAAGTAAGTTTGCAAAAGAAGCATCTAAACTTGGCGTGAAAAATATCTCTGTGACTATGAAACATGTTTCTTTTGAGCCAAAAAATGAACAAGAAATATTCAAAATAATGCCATTGGTAGATAAATATAATGGTGAAATAAAATAGACGGAGAAAATAAAAATGGCTTTAGAAAATTTTAGAGTTGAAGGTCTTGGTCAAGTAAGCCATGCAAATATTGACTTAGCTGATACTACTGCATTCACAGAAGTTATAGGTCAGCCAACATCAAATGACCATACTGTGAATGACAATTGGGATAAAGATGGTAGTGCTATTGTATGGACACAACCGCAACCACGAATAGAAATTTATAAATTAATGATTAGTGCTGATACTGCATCTGCATTCCATCTTGGCAATACAGATAGTACATCAGAATTATTTACAATGTATGCGAATGGTAATTTTGGTTCTGCTATGGGTAGTGATGGTCTTGATGGTAAGTTACCATTGTTTGTTTGTGATGTTGGTGATAATTTTGGTGTTACACCATCAGCCATATGTAATGCCGCAAATGTATATGTACAGTATAGATTAGTCACACCAAGAAATTAATAAGGATATAAAGATGCCTGAAGAAATAGTAATACCTGAATACGATGATATGAGAGATGCAGATATAGATTTGGCTTATTTTGTAAACAATGAACTTACTGCTGAATGGATACCTGTATACAATGCTATGTGTAAACCTGCTAATCCAGTAACACTTGAAGTACTTGATATATATAGACAGTTTAAGCAAGAAATAGATGCTGGTACTGTTATGACAAAAGAACGTGTTGATGGTGAATATATAATTCGTATTGTTACACTTGTTGATGTTATTAGTGCAATCAAATTACTTGACCGCAGGTACTTGCCTGATGTAATTAAAGGTATCTTAATGCATACTCACTGCCCTCTTGACTGCCATGAATATAATCCAAAGCAAGTGGAGGTAGAAGATGCCAACTAATAAAGTCCTTAATGTATGCTTAAATGGTGATTTTGCGTCTGCTGATGGGTGGGTAGCTGGCTCTGATACTGTAATATTCGGTGGTGATACAATACTCGAATTTACAGCCACAGAAAACGCCACACTAACTCCGAAATTTACCTATACTGGTACAACGATGGAGTATTACGTTGATGGTGTTCTTGGGGGTACGCTGGCAAGTGGTGCGGATGGCAGTATAGTTGTTACTACAGGGCAAGTGGTTGTATATAAGAAGCCGGATGGATGGAGCGGCGTCACTCAGGTTGATTTAAGTAGCGATAAGATTAGCGGCAATATAGATCAGTTTGCAACCTTAACATCTTTGACGTACCTGTATCTCGGCGGCACATCAGTAACAGGTGACATTGCAGACATATCGACACTAACATCTTTGACGTACCTGTATCTCTACAACACATCAGTAACAGGTGACATTGCAGACATATCGACACTAACATCTTTGACGAACTTGCATCTCGGCAGCACATCAGTAACAGGTGACATTGCAGACATATCGACACTAACATCTTTGACGAACTTGCGTCTCGACAACACATCAGTAACAGGTGACATTGC